TATTTGAAGTTTTTATCCCTTACTACCCCATCTGAGTTTTTAGTGCTACTAAACAAAAGTATAGGAATACTAAACAAGGGTGATGTGCGTGGGAGGGAAGGAACATACTCAATAGAGTAGCTCGGTGCAGTGCGGGCGGGCAGGGTAGCGGGCCGTGCCATTGCATGACGTACTCAAACGAGCAGTGCGGGCGTGGAGGGTAGCGGGTCATAGCCTGCCATAGCCGAGAGGGACAGACCGGGGAGGAATGGGACAGGGTTTCACGTGAAACATAGGAATATACAAAATACAGTATATTATAACTTCGCATAATATTTTTTATCTAATTTTTGATACTCAACTGAATATTATAAAAAGGGGTTGTTAATTCCCCTTCTTTCCGTAAATTTGATTCAGTAATGCTTTATGAATGATACGACACGATTCAATTCTTTCATTTAATCTTTCATTGTCTTCTGACAATCTGTCGATGATCGCATTCAGTTCGCGATTTTCGTCTTCTTTGACTTCGATAATCTTTTTTAATTCTGATATATCATGGTTATTAATTTGATTTAATTTGAACTTCACATAGTCAGAATCTGAAAATGCAATTTTTTTCATTGTTTGAATATACCATTCTATAAGTTCGATTAATTCATCTTCATTTAATTTTGTGTTTATAATGAATGTATTCTGTTTCACAGCTCTTTCCACTCCATTTCTAGGGTATTAACTTCCCCTTTTTTATTTTTAAACATGATTTTCACATATTCATTTTCAGTCCCGATATCGTCTATTTCTAATGAAATGTCGGTTATAGAACCTGTTGTAATTAAATCTTCAACGACTTCTAATGGGTGCTTTGTTGTAGGTATTTCAGCGATTGATTTTTTAATCCACATAATGAACCTCCTAAAATAAAAGTGCGGACAGAATCACCCTTAACGCACGGATTTCAACCCTTTTCCGCTCCGGAGGTGTCTTTCAACCTTGAAATCCCGGCACGGTTACGTTAATAGTATGAATTGCCCACATTACTATTATAGCATACCTATGGTCGGATTTCAAACGGCCTTTTTACAAGAACAATTCCACCCGGGACATGGGAAGGGACTAATTTTTCTCCTGAAATAAATCCGATTTTGAAATTCTTGAAGGTGACTGTTTCTTTGATGTTGTCAGGCATACCAGCGCATTTTATATTCTTTTCAAAATATTTTCCTTTTGAACTATATACAAAGGCTCGTTTACCGTTGTCGATGAATTTTTTATAAGACGGTTCGTCAATTTCAATAACTTCGATGTAGGTTTTCGCCCGGATAAAGCGTGCTTTGCAGAACGTGCTTTCATGCTTCCAAGCACCTAATCGGCTTTCATGAATATCAATGTCCGGGATTTCAGTTCCGACTAAATGAATACTGTCAGTGTCGCAATAGATAATTCGATCGTATAATTTCTGAGCTGTTCTGATCGTTACGTTTCTGGCGTAGGCGGTGATGAAGCTTGCAATCGGGATATAGATTGGGTCGGAAAGTTCCTGCGCTGTCTTTGTGACTTCTTCCCCATTCTCATTGATGACCGTATAAGTCGGAAGTTTATATCCTACACTACCATCTTCTTTCAGATATGGAATTTTGCTTGTCACGTCCGGGTTTTTTCCAAACTTCCCATACAGACAATTCAGCATGTCCTTTGCGTTCTGCTTTTCACTTGGCGTTGTTGCGTTGACTTTCGCCTGACCCCATTTATTAATATACTCGGTGAACAGGTTGTTTGACGCTTTGAACTTTAATCCTCGAACTCTTTCAAGGTCATAAACGTCATAGTGATCAAAGAATAATTGCAGATCGACGGAGGTCATAACCATGGCGACAGGTTCATCCTGCCCTAAACTGTTAACGCTGGTTGTCAGATATTCTGTCGAACAGTTGCGGAACATAAAGTTATTTTTTAGCTGAATCGTCGGGATATGGTTCTTTTTAACACGGAATCGACAACGGATATATTCAATGAATAATGGATATTCCGGGTCGTGTTGATATTCCCCTTCATAGGCGATCGGATTTCCATAGGGTAGCGTTTCAAGCAACATTCTCGATGGGTATAAACTGTTCACATCAAAGACAATTCCTTCTTGTATCCGTTTGTTTTGAAACTTGGGATTGACCCAGACGAAACCTCCCTTGTAGGATTGCCTGCAATCTTTATCCAGATTCAGGTCGAGGATAGGAAACCAACTGTCGAATGTCTTTTTTCCGATGATTTCTTTATAATCGGCCAATGCGTCGCTGGCTCGCGTCATTTTTGTCAGACCTGCGTCGAGTTTTCCTTTTAAGGCTAACGCGACAATTACAACGTCATTTTTTAGATATTCGATTTCTTTTTGCGTCAGCACATGTCCTACTGGTCTAAATAAATCATAATCAATATGTCCCTTTAGTTTTTTAATCGGTAACTTAAAATCTTTAGCGATCTTATCGACACTGAACGGAAACTTTTTCATATTGTCCAGTATTTTCAGCGTCTTCCCATTTTTGAATGTAATTTTCAGGCTGTAAAATATTCCGGTCTGGCTGATAACCGTTGTGAATGTCCCTCGTTCTTTTTTCTCCCGGTGTTCAAACCCATGTGTTAAAAGCCAATGAATGACAAATTCGCTGTCAAACCCTGCATTATGAAACCAGTGTGTGCTGTTTTCATTTTTGAACCGTTCAATAAAGCCGTCTAACGTATTGCCATATTCAAACGTATTGAAGGGATCGTCGATAGTACAGCTTCCCCACGCCCACACCCGGCAATCGTTCGGGTCGGTGGTTGTTTCAAAGTCTGAACTATATACGTTCACATCCTGCTACTCCACGCATTAATGATACGGTTTAATTTTTCAGCTTCGGAATAGTTCGGGTCTTTTGTGTAGTTATAGGTGATCGACACGATGTCATCACTATAATACGCTTTCATGAATTCTTGTAAATCCATTTCTTTTAACTTTTCTTGTAGTTCTTCCACTTCTTCCGGAACGATATCCCCATAAGCTGTGGACAGGGATTCGATGTAATTCTGTTTTAATCGTTCATCCCTTTCCTGCCAATATTCCTCTTGCGCTTGTTGGTTATAACGGACTAATAATTCTTGTAAATGCTTTTCATCCCGAATATCATTCGCGGTTAAATTGCGCGGTAACAGGGGGTCGAATTTCGTATTGCCAAGCCTTACAGCTTTCAAACTTCCTGCGATTGCGCCTACCGTGTTTCCTGTCGGTCTTCCTGCCGTTGTGAATTCGCTTTCTAACGCTTCTCCATATCGTTCTTTTACTAGCCTGTTTCGTCGCATGATCGCTTCTTGTAATCTTCCGTAATCGCTCGCGGGTAAAAGCTTCTTAGTTTTACGGTTATAATAATATCGTGTTTTTGAAATCTTATTCTGTTCTTCAAGATATTTTTCAATTTGCTTTTTGCTATTAAATTCTTTTGGTTGTTTCGTTGGCAGAATCACGTCAAAGCCTTTGGCTTTAAGGCGTGACTGCTTCGCTTTAATCCGGCGATTGGCTTGTTGGATTAACTGTTTGTCCTCCATAGAAATCTTAAATCGTCTAGGCATGTATAAACTCTACTCCCTTTCTGTATTCTGAAACCCCGCTTTTCCTTTTTTGCGTAATGAAGGATATCAAATATCGGGTAGAGGTTCGTTGCTTCGTTTAAACCTAGTTTATATTCCTTTGTAATTCTATTTTCATCTAAATATTCTTCAAAACTTTTTTGCGTCGCTTTGGATGTAAAGAAGAATAACAGATCGTCGCAGAAAATAGATTTATAAGAAATAAGGGTGCTTATATCTGAATCATGGATTGAGATATAGACACCCTTTCGCGTCTTCTTATTTATACTCGATTGCGACGCTCAAGAAACGATAACCGCGACGGCCTGTTTTTTCAACGATCTTCAGCGGTAACGGTTTCGCATACGGTGGCATACCGACAATTGGGAAAATCATTTTTAACGCGCTCATCATCCCTGTCGAGGTGGCGCCGTAGGTTTTTCCCTTATCATCGATCAGAATGACGCGGGTCTGAGGAATCATGTTTCCCTGTTCGTCTGCCATTTCCACGGTATGTGCGATTACGTCCGTGACGTTGATCACTTCATTTTTATGGTCTGCGATACGTTCATCCGTGTTGTTAATTGCGTTAAAAATTCTTGCTTTGTCCTTATCGTCCTGCGGTACGATAGAGCAATACATTGTTGTAACTTCGCCTGTTAATTCATCAATTGCAGTAGTTGTTTTTGTCATGACTTCGTTTGACATTATTCGTTACCTTCCTTTTCGTTAACTTCTTCTGTAATCAAATTAGGATTGCTTAGGAAATCCGAGGTGGGGATTGACGCTTTAACGGTAGCGCGAGTTGAATTGACGATAATATAATTATCATGTCCTAAGCGTTCCTCGATCGCCTTTCTCAAGGAAAAATCACTCTTGAATGCTCCGGGGATTGTAATTTTAAATGGGTCATCAAGAATAACTCTTTCTGATTCAAGGTCGAATCGTGTGCTTTGTAATGTTACGGTTGTCACTGTTATGCGGTGTGTAATTCTTTCTGTCATGTTCTGTTTCTCCTTCTAGGGGTTCTTCCCCTATAACTATATTACCATAAGTACACTATAAAGTCAAATTAAAAGTAATTTAAAAAGTACAATTCAAGTGTGTTATAATAATGTTAGGAAGGAAGGTGCTTAAGCTATGGGAAGATGGACAGGGACAGAATTTGAAGAATTTCTAGATCGTTATTCAAGTTCTGAGCTGGACGACAACGGCAGAATCGCACTCCGTCAAGAAGCGCGCGACAAATGGTCAGAAACTGAAAATGAATTCGGCGAGCTGACTTCCAAAGTTGAAGACTTAAATGGTAAGTATACCGAAGCGACAAAGCTTAACTTTGAACTGTCTAAGCGACTACGGCCGGAAGGCAATGCTAAGAACAAAAACATGGCAGGCGAAGAAGAAAACGCCATGGAAAAATTAATCGCCAAAATTAAAGGAGAGTGAGAAATTACCTATGAAAGTAACGAATGAAGAAATTTTGAATGCTGTTCGTCAGGAAGCTTCCAGTGACTATCAGTCACACGTGCCGATGGCAACGGCAGAAAATCAAGTCTTAATCGGTCAGACGTTAACGACAAACCAGAGTTTACTGAATGAATTCGTGCGCTTGTTGAACCGTGTCGGCAGAACCATTATCGCAGATTACGAAGTAAAGAATCCTCTGGCAGAATTTATGATGGAGTTACCGTTTGGCGCGTCGGTTGCGGAATGGCAGGTCAACCTTGCAAAGGCGGAAGCGTATGACCCATATCTGGAGGGAAATGATCTTTACAAACTGAGAATTCCGGATGTCGCAGAACTGTTCCATAACCGACGGATTGAAGAAAAATACCCGGCTACCTTATTTAAACCGGAAATCCGGAAGGCGTTCTTGACGGAATCCGGTATCTATGATTACTATTCCCGGATTGCTAAATCCCTGTATGACAGTGACCGTTTCCACATTTACAAGTATATGAAGGAACTTGTTTCTGAGGTCGCGGGAAAAGGTGGTTTCTATACGATTACCATTCCGGATATCAACAGTAAGGAAGCTGCGGAACAGGCCGCCGTTGAACTGCGGGCGATCTCGGGCATGATGGAATTCGTATCCACAAAATACAATAGCATGAAGCGCGATATGGCTACGCCGATTAGTGAACAGATCATTATCACGACCCCTCGCACGCAAGCCTACATGGACGTTAATGTTTTAGCGAATGCATTCCAGATGGACAAAGCGGAGGTTCTGGCGCGTACCATTGTTATCGACGATTTCAACATGCCGGGTGTTCTGTTCGCGGTTGTTGATCGCCGTTGGTTTCAATGTTACTCAACCTATAAGGAATTAGCAGTAGCTGAAAATGCGTCGCAGGCATACTTCAATATGTTCTGGCATCATCATAAAATCTTATCCACTTCTGATTTCCGGAACGCGGTTCTGTTCGTTTCTGGTACACAGACAATCGACACCTACGCATTAACCCCGGCCACGGCAACCGTTGAAAAGGGCGGTTATTTGCAGGTTTACCCGATTGCAACCGGAGAAAACTATCCATCCGCACGGTCGACTTACGCGATTACAGGACAGGCAAGCCAGAATACAGTCATGATGGAAAACGGCCTGTTAATCGTCGGCAAGGATGAAACGGCAAAGACGATTACCATCACTGGAACGTCGGAGGTCGACACATCTAAGACTGCTACTTGTGTAGTAACAATCGCGGGTAACTAATCATGCCGGGAATTTGTACCTGTAAGGCATGGCTTATCGCTGGAATCCCTCTTGACCGGAATGACCAGCACCAATTAATCTTTCAAAGCCAGTCCGCACAGCTTTCTTATTTTCAGGGAAAGGCCGTTGCTCAGATGGTGGACGCGCAGTATATTAAGAAAGACCGGGTGTTGTCGTTTGATCGGGAGGTTGACGGAGTAGACAGTGCAAACTATTTGTTGTTTAAGAATGAAGATTTTGACGGTCGCTATTACTTCGCATATATTGTCGATAAAGACTATACGAATCCGAATGTTACAAGCGTTGTCTTTGAGATTGATTCATTCCAAACCTATATGTTTGATATTGAATATTATTCCAGCTTTGTTGAGTACGAACACACAGGCAGTGATGAGTTATTCGAGCACCTGTTAGTCAACAATAGTTTACCCACAGGACCGATGGTTGCCCGGCAACAGGATGGCTGGAGTGAAGTAGCGGAAACCCGGACATTGGTTGCGGTTTCCAAAAAGTACAAGCCGGATTACCAGCCGGAAAGCTATGGGCCGGAAACGGAGCGACAGATCGGCGGTTCAATTGCGAACGTCTTTTCTGGAAATGCCTATTATGCGTTTAACGATGATCAGACGGAAGCCATTAAGGAACTTGTAAAGTCGATGGATAAAAAAGGATGGGGCGAAGCCATTTCTAATGTCTGGATGTGTCCGGCGTTCACCGTTGGCGGTGCAGGAAGCGGGGCTTTGATTACCAGTCTTCCGGAACAGAAACTAACGAAAAGCGTTGCAATCAATAATTCCGACATTGACGGTTACACGCCACGGAATAAAATTCTGTTCAACTATCCATATAACTATCTGGTCGTTTCAACACAGAACGGGCAATCTGCCGAGCTTCGCTATGAGTTATTCAAGGGCGGATCGTGCGAATTCCAAGCCGTAGGAACTCCGCATTGTCCGGCTCAGGTTCGGTGTACGCCACTAAATTATGCTGGACAGATGGCCAATTTTGACGCATCAATCGTTCTCAGCGGATGGCCGACCTGTACTTGGAACAATGACGCTTTCGCTAACTACTTAGGGCAAAACTACAATTCAATTTTAATGGGTGGAATTGTGGAAGGCGCGAAAGCTGTCGCGGGTATTGGTTTAATGGCCGTGAATCCGGTACTTGGAGTTGCAACAACAGCCAGCGCGGGTGTCGGACTTGCGAATCAGTTCGGCGACCTGGCGGATAAATCGAACCGACCACCTGTCAGCAGTGGACAGACAGGAACAGGTGCGTTGAATATGGCCAATAACTTCATGACCTTTGGGTTTTATCCAATGACGATCACAGCAGAATTTGCGAAAGTGATCGATGATTGGTACACCTGTTACGGCTATCCGACAATGCGTTATAAAAAGCCGAATCTGTTCAGTCGTTCTAACTTCAACTACGTGAAGACTAACGGAATCCACTTTGGTGGGAATATCCCATCCGAACATAGGGAACGGATCGCAAGAATGTTTGATCGGGGCGTTACGTTATGGCACAATGGAGCGACAATGTATCGATATGACTTAGATAACGAGGTGACCGGAATTGTCGAGGAATAAAAGAAATAAGCGGTTATTGCTTAACGGTGTAGAATACACAAATATTGCGACGATTCAGGATATATACAATATGCTATATGAGTATCTGGTAAACTTGATCGCATTGGAGAACTTGCCAGACGGCATATCGGAACGTTATTGTTTGCAAGTCTTGATTGAGCAGGGTTGCCTGTGCTTCTATCGTAACATTGCCCTGAATAAGCTGGTTGCCCTCTATGCGTCCAACATAGCCGAGGAGGATATCTACGGTGACCCGCAGTTAGTGGTCACGACTTCCCGGAACGGTTTAATTCATGATGAAGTCAAAGTCCCGGAAGATGGCGTACTGGTATGGGCGAATAAAACAAGAATCCCGATTGTCTATCGTGTCAACATGTATGCTTCCAGATTGTTTCAGATTAAGCGGGCACTGGATATCAATATATCTCAGTTTAAAATTCCGCGTGTCTTGTCTGTTCCAAAATCTCAGGTGCAAACAGTGCTAAACTTGATTAACCAATTAGACGAAAACCGACCTTTCCTTGTCGTTGATTCCGGCTTAAGCGTTGACAATTGGTCAGTATTAGCAACGGATGTCCCCTCGCATGTAACGGAACTGATTGACGCATGGAATCAGGAATTGAATTCTTTCTTTAACTGGATTGGTATTAGTTCAAAGTCAGAAAAGAAAGAACGCCTTGTTACGAATGAAGCCTTTTCAAGTAATGAACCAGTGATTTCTGCCCGGCGTTTTATCTTCGGTGAAGTTGAATCCTGTCTTGAGCGAGTGAATGAGAAGTTCGGAACAGATATCCAAGTAAAATTTACTACGGATTGGAGCATGGACGCCTTCGATTACCTTAAAAATTTAGTCGATACGGAAAGCCCTGACAATCTGGGAGGGGATGAAAGAAATGGCTAAATATACATTGACTTTAGACACTCTTTCAAAATACGTTTGGAACGCTACCGGAAACACCCCACCTGGCTCAAAGAAAGACCGCTTGCAAGCGTTGATCACATGGTTAACCTTAAACGAAGCCGACGCGTACCCGATCGAGGTTGAAGACCACCGTCAGGAATTGAACATGAAAATCTTGAATCATTACTGGTGGTATGAAATCGGTGTTGAAACTCCGCAGTTATTCCGTGATCGACTGCTTGCCAAACTCAATGAGATTATGCCTTATTATAACCAACTTTACGCGTCAGAGTTGATCAAGATCGACCCGATCAATCCGATCGATTACACGGAAACGACCGATCGAACCTTGAAAAATCAACATCAAGACGATAGTAAAGAGGACACAAAAAGTACAGGCACAAGCGAAACGCACGGTAGCACGACGCACAATGATTATCCAAGATCGCAAATTTATCCTGATCGCGATTATGCGACATGGAGGGATTACAAAGAGGAAAATTATGATGGTAGTTCTACAGGTGACAGGACATTAAATAACGTCGGAAATTATCTGGATGATGAAGATATTACAAAGACACGCAAAGGAAACTTGCAATTCAGTCAACAAACCTTATTGACACAGTTCCGGGCAACATTCCTGAATATCGATATGCAGATTATTGATGATTTATATGATCTATTCATGCTTATCTATTAGAAAGGTGGTGGAAGAATGGATAAACAAGTTCCAGTAACAAAAATTCCAGATTATGTGTCGCCTTTAAAAACAAGTACGAACATCCCTGTTTATACACATGTCGTACCCCTTGTTTTAGAGGATACTATGCAGATGTGGGAACAGTTTAATATTCTCGTGGCGGACTATAACAAACTGGTTGATTATTACAATAGCCTTGTGGAGTATACCAATACGACAAAGGACGCGTTAACCGATGAATTCAACAAGTTCAAGGAAGATTTAGTCGAAACCCAGAATAAGTTTATGGCTGACATGGCCGACGCTTGGAACAAACAGCAGGCCGATTATGAACAGTTTAAAAACGACGTTCATATTGCGATTCAGAACTTCATCACAGAAATGGAAGGGAAATTCAACGACTTTACAACTTCCATTAATGCACAGATTGAAGAGTTTGAAGCCGAAGTCCGACAGGCAATCGCAGACCATAACCAAGAGGTTGATGATCGCTTAACGGCTCAAGATACAAAGATTCAGGATTTCATCGACAAAATGAATCATGACTTTGAACAGTTTAAAAACGATGTCAACCAGACTATTTCCGTAATGCAGAAACAGATTCAGGATTTCATTACAGAAATGAACACTTGGAAAACTGAATTTATTACCGAGTGGAATACATGGAAAACGAACACGGAAAACGACCTGAACGAGTTCAAAACCAATTTAACCACGGAATGGACGAATTATAAAAATCAGATGGACGCTGATTTTGCAACGTTCAAAACGCAGATTCAAAGCCAGTTTGAAGCATTGGAAACCAGCCTTTGGGCGGATTATACCCGGTTGAAAGCTGAATTCACGGAAATGTGGAGCTGGATTAAAAACGCGAGTGAAGACAATTCAACGTTGTATTTTGATGAAGCCGGGCATTTTAAAGTCAAGGTCAAAGCGCCGATTTCCGTCGACCCGGCAACAGGCAATATTCAGATGGATGTCAAAGCCGATGGCGGTTTAATCACGGATGAAAATGGAAATCTCATGCTGAACTTGAACAGCACTTTAGAAATTGATTCACAAGGAAAATTAGGTACAGTATTAACCTATGAGGAGGTCACTAATGGCTAGTAAAATCGTACAGTTGAAAAACAGTGCAGGCGAAGAATTAAATCCGATTCCTGCTTTGGCTTCTCCGACAAGAATAGGCGGTGTCATTCCAATTGCGAAGACTGCGGACATGACGCAGGCTGTCGGGATGGACGCTTCGGGAACGTTATTCACGAAACCCGCGCCATCCGATCTGACTTATGAAGTTGTGGAATAGGGGATTTCTTTCCCCTTTCCTTATTCAATAGAAAGGAAAATTTTATGGATAAAAATATTCTCTTGAAAAATTCTTCGGGCGAAGCACTGTATCCTGCAACAAGATCGTTAAAAGTAACAGCCTTTTCTGTAAGTAGTTTAAATAATTATACGGATTTAGTTGTCTACCTTCCACACGGCCTTATAGAATTTAATGTTTACGGTAAATCCAAACAAGACAACGTTTATAGTATAACAATCGGTTTACCTGTTAATACTCGAAACAAACTTTATACTATGTTCGGCGAAATTTTGCGAACTGGAACAGGCGTAGCTAAAAATAACGGTAATTCAGAAACTTATATGTTTACTTATAACTTAGCTATTGGCTCAACCTCAGGAACGCTACTTATTAAATTAAACAAACCAATTACAATCTTAACGACTTCCACGATTACTTTCACAACGAATCTAAATAAATTTGTAACACCTTCTGCGCTAGGCGTGTTAGATGGAACAAATACCAATGACACCCAGCCTGTGCATATTGATGGTACAGGAAAATTATGGACAGCCCCGGGCGGTGGTACGGAAGTCACGATCAACCCGAACGGTGGTTTACAAAATACAGACGCTGGATTAGGGATTAAAACCGCGGAAACGGCGAGTGGAAGTTCTGGATTAACCTTATCTACTAATGGCGTTCATGTCAAATTTGCAACCAATAACAAGCGGGGTGGAATTATCGGTACTTCCAAAACCGCAGAACAGACCGAAGCCGTCGGCATTGGTTCGGATGGTAAACTGTATACAAAGCCAATCGGCGGAACTGGTGATATTGAAGTTGACCCAGCCGGGGGTTTGGAAAAGGGTTCGGCAGGTTATGGCCTTATGCTGGGTGCAAATTCTGGTTTGACCGTTGATGAAAATGGGTTGAAGATTAAACCGGATACGACAGGAAGTATCGGGAGCGGTGTTACCTTAACAAACGATGGAGTAAAATTAACACAAGCAACAAATAATATTCTCGGTGGGATTGTCGGAGATACAAAAACTTCTTTACAGACGGAAATGGTCGGAATCAGTCCATCAGGAAAACTTTATACTAAAGAAATTTGCGATAACGTTCTATTTGTTGGAATAAACAGCCTATACGTTGACGCTGTAAACGGTAATAATGCTAATAATGGGTCTAGTTCCGCGCCATTTCAGACGTTACAACATGCTTTCGATAGTTTCCCAGATTTTTTAGAAACTGCACGAGTTTATATTATCGGTGATTATGGAAGTGGGGCTAATTTTTGGACTTTCAAAAAACACGCTAAAGAATTACAAATTATCGGTGGCAGTTTAGATAAAACAAATATTTTAAAAGATGGAATTATTGTATATAATACATCAACCGTTATCTTTAGTTATTTAAAATTACAATCGCAAATTGTCGTAACTGTTAGACAACCTAATTGGAGAGTACACTTTAATGCTTGCGATATTAATCAACAGTACACAGCTGAAACAAAATCAGAGAATTGTTGTGTTGTAAAGGATTCTACTGTTCGGTCTGCAATAGGAACTATTACGGCGGATGGAAATAACTTAAATTGGCATTGTTTCACGCTATACCATGGGTTAGCAAGTTTAATCATTATCCCTAGACTTGGAGGTAGTGATTGCACTGGAGGTATTGAAAAATACATTAATATTTCCGGTTATAACAATGGCTCAATCAAAGATGGGGATTTCATTGTTAATAGCTCGCTAATAACTTTCCCAACTGCAAAATATCTGTATTCTTTGAAAAATATCTTTGATATGAGTCACCCGCAACCAATTAGAACACAGACATGGGCTATTAGTCCAGCTTCGCCAAAAATCAGTAATGCTATCGGCTTTAATGTAAAGGCTGTAATGACCGGAACAGAAGGTAGCGCATTAAATGTCGCTGGCTACTTAACTCTTGGCCAAGATTTAAACAAAGCCAATGTTAATGCCCTAGGTACAGCGACTGCGTTTAAAGGAAACTTTAATGGTATTGGTTATGCTTCATTCGATGGCGTTATCAGTGTCGCATATATTGAAATTACCACGTCTGGGAAAGTAAATATGCAATTGCTAACGAATAACACGGGTACTGTTACAGCTGGCACTTCATTTACAATTCAGGCGAATTCCAATCTTGGAGGACTTGCATAATGAAACATCTTCTCTATCAGATTAAAAGCGTTCCAGTAAATACGTTCATTGCGGGGGTGGGTGTTCTGCTCACTTCCCTCTTTGGCTCGCTGGACACCCCACTAAAAGTTCTTCTCTGTTTTATGGCGTTGGACATCCTGACAGGGACAGGACAGGCATTCATTAATAAGAATGTCAATTCCTCATGGGTATCTGGCATTTTCAAAAAAGCCGGAATTCTTGTCTGCGTGATTATTGGTGTTCAGCTGGACGCCATGACTGGACAAGCAAACGTCTTCCGAGCCGGGGTCTGCTACTTCTTTGTTAGCAATGAAGGAATTTCTATTTTGGAAAACCTCGGAAAGATGGGCGTAAAACTTCCTGCGTTTCTCACCGACGCTTTAGAACAACTTCAAGAAAAGGAGGAAATCAAAAATGAAAATCATTGATATTTCATCCCATAATGGTTACATTGATTTTGAAAAAGTCAAAGCCGATGGTGTAGAGGGTGTTATCATCCGGGCAGGTTATGGCGTTCAAGAAGATAACAAAGCGGTACAAAATATTCAAGGTTGCGTCAAATCCGGGTTGCCGTTTGGGTTATACCTCTATTCCTACGCCACTACGGAAAATAGCGGGTTTGAAGAAATTGAGTTTATGCGTGAGTTTATCCGCAAGTACGACCTTTACCCGGAATTGCCTGTCTATATTGACATGGAAGATGCAGACAATTATAAACTGAATAAGGGTAAACCGTTATCGAAATTCCCTCAACTGTATACGAACATCTGTGAAAACTTCTGTCGGGAAATTCAGAATGATGGTTTTTACGTTGGTATCTACGCTTCCGAATCCGTTTTTAAAAGCATTTTAAAAATGGAAGATTTAGAACCTTATGATTTATGGGTGGCGAAGTGGTCATCGAACAAACCGACTGTCCGACATAATTTATGGCAGTATTCCAGTGATGGTAAAGTTAACGGCATTGCCGGGCGCGTTGACATGAACCAAAGCAAAATTAATTTCCCTGAAATCATCAAAGCAAGAGGTTTGAACAAATGGGTAACAGAATCGAAAGTTGATATCCTAATTAATCAAGTGACGTTATCTCAGGTTGATGCCTTGTCTGATATGGGATTCGATATCACTATTCTATAATGGGGATTTTACCGGGGTTTGAAAAAATCATGCCCCGGTCTTTTTTAAAATCCTTTTCAACAAAAGATAAAACTGAAACGTTCCATTAAAAATAAAGTCGATCGAAAAAATTTTTAGAAAGGAGTTCTTATGCCCTCAATTGAATTTGAAAAAAAATCTGAATCAATCTATTACAATTCAGATGAATTATGGTCACGAAACAGTGTGTTTAATTACGTTATCGGAACACGAGGTGACGGAAAGACCTACGACGCAAAGAAACGAATGGTCAAGCTATGGTTAAATAAGCGTAAAGAATCGATCTATCTGCGACGGTATAAAAGCGAGTTGAAAAAAATTGATACTTTTTTCGATGATATAGCGGATGAATTCCCCGACCACAAACTGGAAGTCAAGAATAAGAAATTTTATTGTGATGATGAATTTTTTGGTTTTGCCGATCAGCTCAGCACCTTCGGCCAAGTCAAGGGTGCAACCTTTCCGAATGTTGATTTAGTCGTCTATGATGAATTCTTGATCGAAAAAGGTTCAAAAATGCTTTATTTATCCTATGAGGGCGACGCGCTCATGAGCTATTGCAGCTCGATCTTTCGAAAACGAAAAGGCGTAAAAATGATCGCGCTTGGAAACTCAACATCACTTATTAACCCTCATTTCAGTTATTGGCAGATCATCCCCGATCTAACCAAGCGGTTCAACACGTTCAAAGAAGGTTTGATTACGGTCGAGAAATTCACAGCTACCGCTTATGCTGAAAGCTTGGAAGAAAGCGACTTTGGAAAGCTTCTTCTTATGTCACCGTATGGAGCTATGGCAGTACGAAACGAATTCGCAGAAGAAAAGAATAACTTCATGGGATCAAAGCCAAAGAACGCCATTTATTTTTTCGGGTGTTGCTACCAAGGACAGGACATTGGTTTCTGGATTGACTACAAAGACTACTACACCTATGCATCAACCAGCGTTGACCGGACGCAACCGCCTTTCTTTTCAATGACAAGTAACGATCATTCCAATAATACAATCCTCTATCTTAAGGGAGCAGACAAATTTTATTTTCCTCGAATTATCACCAGTTACCAAAACGGAGGGTTAATATTTGAAAACCCCTACATTAAGGGGTTAGTGTTAAGTATTCTTCAATCGTTCTCTATTCGTTGAATTCAAGTAGCAATAATTGCTCATAATTCATTTTATCTGCTTCTTTGATCAATAGCCATGCTCGACGGCTAGTTACCTTATTATCAATTAAGCCAGCTTCTTCTTTCACCTCCATATTTTCGCAGTACCAACCAAGACCTATACAATAACAAATTAACTCTTGTAAGGCTTCTTCATCTAGATTTCTCCACTTTGTTTTATGAAAAGTTCCGTTGTGTAGAATTTTTACCATCCTCTACTTCCTCCCTCATTTCCTTTATAAAATTAATGACATCGGTAATGCCCTGTTCCTCTAGACCTTCATCAAACATTTCTATAAACGGCTTCGCGTCTATGAGCCAAGCTTGCATGGCGTAATAAAGAACCTCGATATCAACAATCGCTTCTAAATTAAAATTTTCAGTAGTTTTCATATCCATTAAAATTTCATTCAAATTTTCCATAATGACAATAATAAACTTATTCTGCATAGCTTCTTTTTATCCTTTCTAAGCATTCATCAAAGTTTTCTAACCTCGTTAATCCTGTGTTTAATTCTTGCGCCATGTCTAAATTCGACGCCACTTCAATCTTGTCTTGCTCGTCTATCTGTTCATTGAGAAGAACCCCGGAATAAATCAAGGGTGCAATTGCTCCGACTAGTGAGCGGTTCATTGCGATCATGTAAGCGAGGATGTCCTCATTTTCCATACGCTTAACCATTTAATACTTTCCTCCCTTTAAATAATCTCATCAATAGTTAAGTCATCGTTAAACCAAACGTTGGTAGTGTATGGTTCGATTGCGATATGCTCACCTTTTTCATAGATATCAAGGACAGATTCACATTGCACGACATGTCCGGAGTGCCTTCCTAAATAGTACTTAACTTCGATAGAACGAATTGAATATTCGTAGTCATGATACTCGTCTTCAATCTGTGCTTCATGCGCTATCAAGGCTTGTTGGATTAATGCTTTATGTACTTTCATCATATTTGAGTACCTTCCTTTCCTACCTTTATTATAGCAGAATAAATAGTAAATGCAACACTTTATTTCAGAATTAGCTGTTATTTTTTTCACAAATAGGATAGCGACAGACCCAGAATGTTTCACGTGAAACCCTGTCCCATTCCTCCCCGGTCTGTCCCTCTCGGCTATGGCAGGCTATGACCCGCTACCCTCCACGCCCGCACTGCTCGTTTGAGTACGTCATGCAATGGCACGGCCCGCTACCCTGCCCGCCCGCACTGCACCGAGCTACTCTATTGAGTATGTTCCTTCCCTCCCACGCACATCACCCTTGTTTAGTATTCCTATACTTTTGTTTAGTAGCACTAAAAACTCAGATGGGGTAGTAAGGGATAAAAACTTCAAATA